CTGAAACCGTTTGTATTACTTCGTGGAAGCGGTGTTGCAACGCTGGCTGTCTTTTCCGCCTCTGGTGCTACGGTAGGCTTGATAGTCGCTTCCGCTTTCTTCACGGCCATTTGCTTACGTTCGGCTTCGATACGGTCGCGTTCTTCTTTCAATGCCGCTTCACGCACCTTGGCAGCTTCTTCAAGCCGGATGCGTTCGGCTTCTGCTTTCGCCTTAGCTTCGGCTTTGGCTTCTTCCTCTTTTCGTATCTGTTCGCGCTCGTCTGCAAGCCTCTTTTCTTCCGCTGTCTTATATTCAGAGACACGTAACTTAACCATTGATGCAAAGTCATCAGGCAGCTTCGTGCAAGTTTCCTGTAAGTCACGGAACAGGAAGCCATGCTCTGGTGCCAATTCATGCAGCGTCTTGATGTTCATTTCAATAATATCAGCGCACTCGTTAGCTGCTATCTTACAGCGTGCTAGTTCAGTGTGAAGCGCGTTATTCATAGACTCCAATGATCGCTTATGCTTAATAACATCAGTAAAATGAGTTTCAATAAGTGGAAGGTGAACATCATCATTGATGCGCTTGTTCAGTTTCTTTATGTGGCCTTGTAACTCTTCATCGGTATTGGCAACGCTATCCAACTTTAATTGTTCCTTACACGACTTCACCATTTTATACAGTGCCAGACGCTTCGTCCGTATTACTGACTTAATATCGTCAATGGCGGCGAACAGGTTGGCAATATCCTCTGTCTGTGATAATGCCGCTTTCTTGACTGCATCAAGTTCTTTTTCTGTTTTGCCACAGAATTTTACCAGTGCATCAGCATTGGCGAAGTCTTGATCTGTTTGTAAGTCCGTGCTGATGCCGTTTATAAACTTGAGTGCATAGGCTTTATAGTCGTTAAGGTTCGACTTCGTTACACCTCCGGATATCTGCACGTTCAATGCGGGTAGACTTTCGACTGTTGCTGCTACTGGTTCAATAGTCACTACCGGTGCTTCGTATGATTCGAGATCATTAGCAAACTGCCGCCAATGTGTTAATATATCAGACGATAGGATGTCGTCGTATTCATACCAGAATTGCACCATGTTTTCTGCTGTGCCGTCACTGGCAACAAACAGGCATTTCTTTAATCCACCAACAAGCATTTGCTGCGTCATCTGCACCTTGTATTGCATATCCAGATCATCAATGGATGTAAGTTTTGCTAGTTTCGCGTTTATCAGTTTATGTTCAACGCAGAATGTTTCGCAGAGATCCACACCATCGAATGACGCGGATAACGGCAATCCATTAAAATCTAAGGTGGCGGTCACCGGGAAAAGTTCCTCGCCTTCCTGATCTTCAATCACTTCACGGGCAAGTGCTTCTGCCCGGTGGCCTTCATCAAAGCGTGCTTGTGTTGCGCTATCAATGTCTGGTGAAATACCCGTTTTGCGCTCATGTAGCAGCTGGTCACGTGTTTTATAACTGGACAATCCCATCATCACTGGCGCATCTGATGCCCCGAAGTGTTTTTTTCGAAATTGCAGCCACTCGATGGACCCCTGCTGTAAATTATGCGTTGTTGCTTTCATCCGTTCACCACCTCGGCGTCCATAACTTCGGACACCTTTATTTTATTGAGTGTTTCACACTGTCCTGGTGTCAGCTCTTTTTTGCTGGAAAGGAAGTTAATCAGTTCACTAGCAGACTTAGCGCCTGACTTTATCATCTTCGTGTAAGTCGGGAGGTTTTTATGGAATGCTTCATCATCCATTACGGCATTCGTTGTTGTCTGTGAGTTATTCATGGTATCAGCGTCCTTGGTGTCATCAATGCAGAATAACCCATTCAAGGCATACTTGCGTGCGTAGGATGATGCTGTGCCGGTTATCTGGCTCAAATCCATTCCCTTGCGTGAATCAGGCTCACGAGCAAAGGCTGTTACACTGATTGTTTCACCTGCAATAAGTGTTGCAGTGGCCTTAACATATACTCGACCACCTACTTCCACCATTTCATCTGATAACGTGAGCGCAGCACCACCAAGCAACGGCTTCACTGCTTCAAGAATATCCTCGCATGAACGATAACTGTACTTCCCGAATGAATTGAAATTGCTTTTTGGCGCCTTCAACTCACGCTGTATTTTCGATAACAATTTATTCACTTAACACCTCCCGCAACTTTCCTTCCACCTGTTCAAGTGTCACGTGTCCTGCTTTGATATGATCTGCAACCTCTTGAACTGATGCTTCATAGGCCATTTCCTCATAATAGAAATGCTCCTGCATCTGGTTATCTTGCCACATTTCTGCTGATCGTCCCATCATTCACTCCCTTAAAAATATTCGTCGTTATCTTCAATATCAACAATGTCCGCGCCCATGTCCATATACCCGGCCACCAGCAACACAGCCACTAGGCCGAACGTCAGAACAATTATCCATAGTCCTATGCTCATGTCTTCACCTCAAAAACTTTCCATGCTGAACACACAATGAAATTGTAGTCAGACTCACTCAAACAACCTGCTTGCCCGGCGCAAACCAAAGCCTTTGCAAGAATTGTCCCATTCCTTGCATGCATGATAGCGTTGATATAAAACTGCCTCATGCCAACTCCAACCCGAGATCCATCTTGTAGCTGTATATTCTAACCTCGCCTTGCTCTTTACCTTTTTCATCGTATATCGTCAGGTAGATATAGTTAAAACTATCACCCATGGACGGCTTCGCGAACCGCGTATGTCTTACCTCTACTTTTGAAACTCCGTGAAAATCAACATTCATGACGACACCCCCGTTCCATTGCAGTGTGAGCATGACATTGGTGGCAACCCACCTCCAGACCCGCCACAATGCGGGCAAGCATTATCTTCCTGATCTTCTTCATGCATGCAATCTAATATATTCTCTGATGCCTCAAGAATATAGTTATAAATATGCTGTGCCCGTTGCGCATACGGGATTTTATTGTTGTTTCTCACACGCCTGATTTCATCCATGATTTCCGTGGCCGTAAAATCACACTCGATGGCCGCGCTGTTGATTCTTTCCGCTGGATAAGTATCCAGTATTTCTGATATACCCATATTACACTCCCTTTTTGCTTCGTGTCGGTTGTCCGAGATACTTGCGATTAGCGTTCCGCCCGGTTTGCCTTCGATAGCCCGAACCCTAAACCTATCGAAAGGGAATGTCAAGCACCCTTGCGCGATTTATTTATTTATGATACGATTCGGCCAAGGAGATTGATATGGAAAAAGAAACTATTTGGCAGCGGCGTATTAAAGCATTGGCAGGAAAAGGGTTTAATCAATCCGATATTGCCGATCAAGTTGGCTGTACGCGGGCAGCTATCTCATTACTGGCTCTTGGGGACACGATAACCCCATCATATAAAATAGGCGTGTTCATTGCGGCACTATGCGTCAGGGAGGCTATAGATGAATAAACATTTGTACTTGCCTCCCCGCTTTCTTTGCCTAGAGTGCTGGATAGTCAGTCATCTCAAACACGGCGGGTGGCGAAAGCTCCCGCCTTTCTGATGACATACCGGCAGATGACTGACTATCACCTGCTGACAATTCAAAAAATAAAAGCGTGATTCACGACAGGAAAGTTTTGTCTTGATTCGGCAGGATAACCATCTTGAATTATCAGGCATTGCATATATAATGAGTCCCGATCACAATAACGCTCGGTGCCGTAGCTGGCTAAGTGATGACATGCCTATTTCATGTCACAGCCGAGATCATTATCTGATTTGCTACCATATGATGAATAACTAAATAGGAGTACGATCTATGAGTAAAAAATCATTCTTATTATACACAGACAGCCTTGATATACTTGAGCATCTTTCCGATGAACAATCCGGCAAATTATTCAAAGCAATCAGGCTATATTCACAGGGTAATAATCCAGACCTTGACCCCTTATTAACTATCGCTTTTATACCAATACGCAATCAAATTGACAGAGACATAGATAAGTATAATAGAATTTGTGAGCGCAACAAAGTCAATGGCAGCAAGGGCGGGAGACCTAGAAAACCCAAAAAACCCAGTGGGTTATATGGTAACCCAAAAAACCCAAGCGAACCCAAAAAAGCCCATACTGATAATGATACTGATACTGATACTGATAATGATACTGATAATGATACTTCTAAAACACCTTGTGCAGTCACCGCAACATTCAACGCTTTCTGGTCACAGTATCCGAAAAAGAAAGATCGCAAAAAGTCGCTAGAAATATGGAAACTGAAAAAACTTTACAACGGAAAATGCGAAGCGGTAATGAACGGACTTGATAGAGCATTGGCATCATACGATTGGCGAAAAGATGGTGGCAAGTTCATCCCACTACCAACAACATGGCTAAATGGAGAACGATGGGATGACGAATACGATACCACAGAACCTCATCGTATCCAGCGTAGCGGATTTGATAAGAATGATTATTCGGGGGTATTCTAGTGCAACCCATATTGGAGAATATTGAAAAAACTTTTGGACGAGAAATTGAGTTTAATTGTCCCAAACACGGAACAGTCACAACTAGAGAGAAGCACCCTGGATGTGATATTTGTGTAAGGGAAGCAGCTCAGGATGAAGAGAGAGAACGGCAGAGGCAAGCATATAAAGCAATGATGGAAAGGCGATGGTTGGCTTCCGGTATGCCAAAAAAATTTTGTGGCGTATCGCTAGATGATTGGATTGCAGACACTGAAGCAAAATGTGCTGCTAAAGCCGCGGCGCAGGACTTTGCTAACGGGCGCACACTTCGCATGCTTATGCTGGGTAATTGTGGAACAGGTAAAACGATGCTGTCGGCTGGTATTATAGGTGCAATGTCGTTATGTAAAAAAGTTGATGAGTATGGTATAAAAACGCACATAAACCCTGTTTACACTACGTCTACGAGACTAATCAGAGCTATCAGAGACTCATGGCGAAAAAAAGAAATGACAGAACAGCAGGCAATGAATAATTTTATTGATGCCGATGTGTTGGTGGTGGACGAGTTGGGCGCAGGACGATGCAGCGAGGATGACAAACAAATATTTTCGGAAATTTTGTGTGACAGGTATTCAGCCGACATGCCGACGCTACTTATCAGTAATCTGACTGGCGAGCAGCTGAAGTCGGATGTGCTGGACGAGCGCGCGGCGGATCGAATCCGGGAAGGCGGAAAGATTGTCAAAATGCAGTGGATATCGTCTAGGTTAAGCTGATAATTTCAATATAAGCAAACCTGATGCAAAAGGCCGAAACCATAAGATATAGTGAATATACACCAGCAACACGGGCTATATAATTGCGCCATGGCAAAACGAACAGAGACTGAAAAAAAATGCGTAAAGCGCGCACAAGTCGTACTACAAAGGGAGCTGATGAAAAATGGAAGGTAAAGAATTGACATTAGACGAAGTTAAAAATATCAGATGCTCATGCGGGAAATCATTTCCGCCAGCGCATATGATTCCGCATAAACAAAACGCTGCAAATTTTACGCCGGTGCCGGATAGGTTCTCTCCGCATGACAACAAGCTGTGCCGGCCCTGTATCAGAGAAGAGCTGCGTGAGATGAAAGCTAAAGGCCCTTCGCTTACACGGAGCGAATCAAAGAGGATGGCTGCTTTATATAAAATGATGGCAATAGTATGAAAATCAAATCATGGGCGCAGAGAAAACCACAGGCGTGGAATAAGATGCTTGATATGCTGGCATCAGGCGAACTGATATGTGATATTGCAAAGGAAACTGGCATACCGAGGGCAACAATAAGCCGTAGAGTTTCACGCTACGGCAGACAGTCGAGAGTTATTAAAGAAGCTGATAGACTGACACAAGAGCCGTCTTTCCATCATGATGATAATGCGAGGATTAGTCCGGCGTTGGGGCTGTGGGTATGAGTGGGCTAATCAATGATCATTTCCAGAACTTCAAAAAATACGGGCTGCATAAAGCACAGCTTATTATTGCAGATATTCCGTACAACATCGGCAATAATGCGTATGGCTCTAATCCGTCATGGTATGTCGATGGTGACAACAAAAACGGCGAAAGCGACAAAGCCAATTCGGGTTTTTTTGGAACTGATGAAAACTTCAAACCGGCAGAGTTTATGCATTTTTGTAGCAAATTACTTAGGAAAGAACCAAAGGAAAGAGGGCAAGCGCCGTGCATGGTCGTTTTTTGCGCATTCGATCAGCAAATGTATTTAATTGAATTGGCAAAGCGGCATGGCTTGAACAATTACATCAACCTTGTTTTCCGTAAAAATTTCTCCGCCCAGGTATTGAAAGCGAATATGCGCGTGGTTGGAAATGCAGAATACGGGCTGATCTTCTATCGCGACAAACTGCCAAAATTCAACAATGGCGGCTCAATGGTATTCAACGTGATTGATTGGGATAAAGATTCAACAAGAGATCCAATGTATCGGAAGATCCACCCGACACAAAAACCACTGGCTGTGTTGAAACGGCTGATTGCATTGTTCACGGACGAAGGGGAGGTGGTGATTGACCCGTGCGCTGGCAGTGGTGCAACACTGGTTGCAGCAAACATTATGGGCCGTAAGGCAGCAGGGTTTGAGATTGATAAAGGATTCTATAGCGAAGCTGAAAAGTGGATTCTTGAAAGCAAAAAACAAGATTCTCTTTTTTCGCCGGTAAATGTTCGCCGTGAATCCACGCAGAAATCGTTATTGATGGATGCAGCATGACCCGCGCCCAATACCTGCCAACCCTGCTAATCATTATCAACATAGCCAGCGCCGGCATGTACGCAATGGCCGGCGATTGGCGGAAAGTTGTTTACTGGATGTCGGCTAGCTGTTTAACATTTTGCGTTACATTCTGATGAATAATATTACAAAAATAACACTGCGTAACCACGCACTTTCAGACCAGCGAATTATTGAGCAGAAAAACTACAACGCAGGAGCAACGATGACGGCGAGTAAAAACAAGCGACAACCGACAAAGGCCGAGAAGCTTCATATTCAGCGTGTGAAATCGTTACCGTGTTCAATATGTGACGCACAGGCACCAAGCGAGGCGCACGAACAAAAGCAGGGACAGTGGTTCACGGCCGTGGCTTTGTGCTGCGAGTGTCATCGTGATAACATAATGGGGTGGCACGGACAGAGGAGAGCGTGGAAAATACGCAAGATGGATATGGACGACGCTTTGAATGAAACGCTACGCCGTGCGTTTGCGGAATTATGAACATTCAACTAGCACTAGACGATCTGATGACAGTATATGCGCCTGATTTCGCCGGCACAGACTCACAAGAAGAATCACAGCGGCGCATTGATGAGCATCATGGCGTTCTGGCATACATTGCAGATATCAAAGTAGCAGTGAAAGAGATGTCAGATGAAAAGTAAAAAGTTCGTGCTAATCAGCCACGATGTAATGTGTAATTGCGTGGACTATATCGCTCGGCAGAAATTGGACGGCAAAGTCGAGGTGATAATACGCAACGCGCAGACAGGAAAGACGCTGTCTCAACTCGGAGGTATATTCGGCTCATGGGTTAAATACATAGCTGATGAGATAAATCAGGATGGCAACACGGACTACGTTGAGAGAATGCTCAAGGCCCGGTTTCTAGCTCGTATATATGTCGAGGAAACGCTGACACCAGAACAAGAATCGTGGGTTGAATTGCTAGCAGTGTATCAGATGGCGAATGAGCAAGATAAATTGATAAAACACGCTAAAAGGATTAGCTTGTCATGGTCAACACTATCGCAAACAAAACGCTACATGAACGCAATAGAAGAGTATTACCAAGGGGTGGGGCATCCATTACCAGTTTTGGATAATGACTGGAAGAAATGGAGGAATAAATAATGCACTTTTGTCCGAAATGTAAACAGCGCAAGAAGGAATGCAAGAAGTTAGGGCAGGTATGCCACCAGTGCCAGAGAGATGAAGTGGGCGGGATTATGAAATTCCTCGGAGGATTTAATAAATGACAGAATTAGCAACACACTGCCGAGCTGCACGCGAAGCCAGAGAGGAATCAAGGCGTATATCCCGCAGATGGTGGAAAAAAAGGAGAAAAGAAAATGCAATTTGAGACTAACGGATTAAAAATGATGACAGATGCAAATATGGAGGAGTTACTTGCGAAAGGCTATCAGTCGTTGCCGGACGAACTGCAATACGCAGCACGACGCGCACTTAATGGGAAGACCGAGGTTACAATAAGCAAGACATCGGGCGGCAAGTTATCAAAATTTGCAGCAGGTAAGAGAAAGGCAAAGCGTAAAAAAGCGAGGAAGGCAGCAAACAAGGCAAGGGCAATCGGTACAACGCGCTCGTGATGCGTAAGACAGAATTTACCTGCGCTGGAGTCTGCCGCCGTTGTAAGCGCTTTTTTGACTGGCCTGCATGCTATCAGGTGAGTAAGGACGGGAAGTGGTGGGGCAATGCGATTGATATTGATTCAGTATGCCGGACGTGTAGGATAAAAAAAGGGGCGAAAGAATGAAAGCATCAGTACAGCTACGCGTTGACTGGATGGGCCCGAGTACAAACTCGATCTATGCGGGGATGCCATGGCAAAAGCGGAAACGCATTGCAGACGCCGCCCATATTGCCACTAAAATAGCTGCGAGAGGATGTGGGATGGCCGTCAGCGCCGTTTCGATTGAATTCCATCCCATGATAAGGGGAAGGTGCTTTGATACGGATAATTATGGATTCAGCGCGAAGTGCATAGTTGATGGATTAGTCCGGTCAGGCGTATTACCGGATGACACGAATCGCTGGGTGAAGCGCATCATAATCAACGCGCCAAAAAAGATAAAAAAGCCGGAGCAATCTTATATGCTGTTGACGATCACAGAAGTGGATTAAAAGGCGACCCATGAGGCCGCCCGATATTTAGGTATATGATGATTTCAGCATGTCAAAAATAGCGGAGAAAGCTTCGCGCTCTGTTTTATATGCGTCAAAACCTGTAACTTCATCGTCAACCAAAATGAAGAATGATTTTTCGCCAGCTTTTTCTACGCTGTATTTTATTGATCCGTAAGTTTTTGAATCTATTGAAACGCTATTTATTTGCATTGTTTTCTCTCCTTTTTAGTGTATGCTTAAGATTCGATCTTTACAATTATTTGAGCGCCGAAAGTATAAGCTCTGCCGTTTGTTCCGTTGTCATCCCGTGCACTTGTGCCGCAAGCCAATTAGCGGCTACAGGGGCACAAGCCTCGACCTGCGCCATGGACATAGCATTGACACCACAGTCATAACGAGATACTTGGCTTTGCGGCATGGAATGAGATCCAGTTTGTTCAGCAAGCCACTGCCCGAAGCTGGCCTGTGACATGCCGAGCGCGGTTCGAGTTGTTCGCGACAAGCTCAAAGTACGCGCCCCGTTTTATCAACTTGTTCAATCCAACCGCCAGGCGCATTTGATATTGTGTTAAGTTCACAGTATCCGTCCCCATTTTTAACGTCGAATATCAGCAGCTCAGTAGCAGAGTGTTGCGATCTGCCCCGGGCGCCAGCCATCGCTGTAATTAGACCGTGCGCTTTTCCTCTGTTGCGTAGTTCACATGCGAATCTGTAGAAATTGCTATTTTTACCAGTGCTAATCCCTGCATGAATATCCCAGGTCGTTGTTCTACCAAGATATTTATGACCGCGTTTTTCCATTTCGTCTATAATATGTGATGAAATTGTCATCTTAAAATCCTCCTGTTCCGATATGCGTATAATATCGTATTTGGCAAATACGTCTGACGTGTTAGAGTCGGTTTATATAAGAGGCGGTGCATAATGAATAATAATGTCACGATGAGATCGATAGACTCGCTGATCGAGTACGCAACAAACCCGCGTGAAATTGGGAATGATGCTGTTGATAAGTTGTCTGCAATAGTACATGAGTTCGGTTTTAGAGTTCCGATCATAGCGATGGAACTCGACCCAAGATACTGCGATGTTATCGTGAGACGCTGGCAGGGGTTCACAGGTAAGACGGCGACCAATGAGGCAACTGGCGAGGCTTTTGGTGGCTAAGTTATCCAATGCCCAATGGGCTGATATTCGTAAACAATACGAAGTGGATAAGGTTTCAACAGTACAGCTTGCCAAGTCTTTCGGTGTTGCTGATACAACCATTCAGCGCAGATTAAAGCGTGAGAGGTGGTGCAGGGAAAAAACGCAGGATGCCATAGAAAAAAAGGTAAGTGCAATCAAGGCTTTAGCTGATGCAACGCAGGATAATGCAGGAATAACGCAGGCAATCAACATCGAAGCAGACCGCCGCCTGCGTTTAGAAGGCTTATTCGCCGATTCGCTTGAGTACAATCAAAAGCTCGCGAACAAAACGCTGAAAAACTTGGCAGATGGCGCGGAGCTTCAAGACCTCAATATCCACTCCCAAATCACAAACCGAAACAAAGATGGCATCATGGGTAAAATGCCGCAAACGCAAGTTAACATTCAGAATAATCAAAGCGTGTCCACTGATTCAATGAGCGAAGCACAACTGCGCGAGGAGCTGAAAGCGCGCGGGTTGCCCCCTATTATTCTCGATGAATAAGCTTGATTTAATGGAGCAAATGGCGTTGATGCAGGCGCGGCGTTCATTTTGGGCGTTTCGCCAATTTCTCGATCCAGACATGAAAAAAGGATGGTGGCAGAAGGATGCGGCTCACCACTTGCAACAATTTTATGACGATATGATTGCGGGCAAACGTCCTAAACTAATAATCGAAGCGCCACCACAGCACGGGAAAAGTCGCATGATAACTGAATTTATCACATGGCTTGCAGGCAAGAACCCTGATTGTAGGACAATTTATACGTCAGTAAGTGAGCGTCTGGGTATGCGTGCAAACAAAGCTTGCCAGCGCATATATTCGTTAGAGCGATATCATAAATGTTTCCCTGACACAAAAATAAGTGGAAAAAAGGTAGCGACTGATCTGGCTTACGCACGAAACAGTGAACTGATTGAGTACATTGACCGCGGCGGCTATTTCCGAAACACGACAGTGAACGGCAGCATTGTCGGAGAATCTCTTGATTTAGGCGTGATTGACGATCCGATGAAAGGCCGGAAGGAGTCAAACAGTAAGACGGTCAGGGATGCAACTTGGTCATGGCTTACAGATGATTTTTTCACACGCTTTTCCGAGGATTCAGGGATGCTTGCAATCCTAACTCGATGGCATGTCGATGATCCCATAGGTCGCCTTAAGGGAAAACTTGGTGACGATGTGAAGGTGATTACATACAAAGCGGTCGCTGAGCATGATGAGCAACACAGGCTAGAGGGTGACGCCTTGTTTCCGGAGCTAAAATCGCTCGATATGTTGGAATCACTGCGCGGAAATATGCTAGAGGAGAACTGGCAGTCACTTTATCAACAGAACCCGATCATAAAGGGTGGCAATTTGTTTAAAGACGGATGGTGGAAGTATTATGACGTAATGCCCAAAATCAAGTGGCGTGCAATCTATGCAGATACAGCTCAGAAACCAGGTGAAAAAAATGACTTCACAGTGTTTCAGTGTTGGGGTGAGACATACGACGGAAAAGCTGTGCTGATTGACCAGCTGCGCGGAAAATGGGAGGCACCTGAACTTTTGATAAAAGGCGATGCATTTTGGAACAAGCATAAGGCTGGTGGCGCTGAATTTGGCGCATTAAGAAGCATGAACGTAGAAGATAAAGTGAGCGGCACCGGGTTGATACAAACGTTAAAGCGGCGAGGGATCCCGATGGTACCAATACAAAGAAACACTGATAAATACACGCGCGCGCTTGATGTTGCGCCGCTGGTCATGTCGGGTAACGTATTGCTCCCGCGCGATGCTGAGTGGCTATCTGACTATTTGAGCGAGTTCAGCGGATTTCCTAATTCATTGCATGATGATCAGGTTGACCCTACGATGGACGCGTTATGCGATATACTAAGCGGTAGTGCGTACGATTATGGAGCTATGTTATGAGTAAATTTGAAGATGGCGTTAAAAGTTTGATATCAGGTCTGATGAACCGCCGGGATGCAATATCTACAAACGCGTTCCAGGCAATTCGGTTAACGTCTCCGACATTGCGGCAGGTTTACCGGACGGGCATAGGTAGCAAGATAATCCGGCTTAAAGCCGGGTATGCACTTAAAGATACAATGCAATTCGCGTCTGACGATGATGCCGATTTTTACGATGTCAGATTAAAAAACAAAATCAAAATGGCATCGAAGTGGATGATTGCATTCGGGCGCGGGATTATTGTGATGCATCATCGAGGCGACGATTTAAGCAAGCCGCTCGTGTCGATTGATGCCGACCGGGTCATGCTGAATGTGTTCTCCGGAGATATGGTCACAATAGGAGACATTGACAGAAATCTACAGTCTGAGCGGTATTACAAAGCGATCATATATAACGTGCGTGGGACAGCAATACATCACACTCGGATTATCGATTTCACTTATGTTCAGCCGCCGGAATACGACGCGCCGGAATACTATTATGGCGGCATAGGCGAGTTCGACCTGATTTATGATCAGCTGATAGCTGATGGTATCGTTCAGCGTGCCGTCCCGAAAATTGTCGAGAAGGCGTCTGCAATGTTTTACAAAGTTGCCGGATTCAAGGACGCGATGCGTAATGGCACTGAAAAAGATATGGTTGAATATTTTGGCAGGCTTGAAGATGTTCGCGGAATACATACGGCTGGATTGATTGACAAAGAGGACGATTTGGAGGTCGTATCTCAAAACATATCGAACCTAGCAGACGCGGATATGATTACGCTTCGACGACTAGCCATGGTGACGAGTATTCCGCTATCCATGTTAGTAGGTGAAAACGTCAAAGGTCTGAATAGTTCCGGTGATTCGGAACGCGCATCATTTCAAGACGCGATTGAGATTATACAAGACGATTACCTTGCACCACCAATCAATGAGCTGATGCGGAAACTCGGAAAAGGTAACGTTAAATTTAAAGAGAATCAGGGCGAAACTGCAAACGACCGTATCGATTATGAAACAAAGGCGATCAATAACGCGGTCAAACTCGCGTCAATGGGTGAGGACTATACGAAATATCTCGAGGAGAAGGCGGTTATCATGCCCGACGATTTTAGCAGCGTATTTAGGGTCGATGATGAAGCGTAACGTAACTGCAAGCGGCGGGGCTGTGATTAGATCCCCGCTAGCTCCAAAATCGCAAACGCATGAGCTTGACCGCGTTATAGCTTACATGATATCAGAGATAACCGAACGATATAAAAATAATGTGATATTGGGTCTGCATAAATCAACTATTGCTAAGTTTTCAGATGCTCAGACGGGCAACTACGCCAAGGTCGTGACGATGCTGGCAAACAAGACAAACCGAAGACTTATGAAACAGTTCGCAAACAAGCGCATTGATAAAATGGTAAATAATGTCCTAAACAAAGTGAACACTCGCAACCAGCAACAGCTATATGATCTTGTAGAGCGCCGGATCGGCATACCAAGCTCTGAACTAATAGCAACGGAAGGGCTGAAGGCAAATATCAACGCATTGATGCTTGAGACGTCAGCCTGGGTCAAAAAATTGCGAGATAACACTCTGGCAGAATACTCAGCAAATACACTACGCGCGATGGCGGTTGGCGGGTCGCTAGAAGACGTCATGAAGAATTTTGAAGGTGTGGTAGAAAAGCGCAAGAATCACGCTCGTTTTATAGCTCGCAATCAAATTGCAAATTTCAACACTATCACGGGCAAAATAAGGGCGCAAAATCTGGGAATTACTGAGGGCATATGGCGAACCAGCGAGGATGAACGTGTTCGACACTCTCACGCAGTTAGAGACGGGAAAAAATTTGATGTGAGCAAGGGCCTGTATTCATCGACAGATGGTAAATCACTACTGCCCGGCATTGACTATCAATGCAGATGCTACACTGAATATGTAATACCGGAGGATTAAACATCCACATATCCACATGTGTAATTCTTAACGGTTACATATTAACCTCTTGACATGGGCGGATTAGTTGAATAGAAAGCACATTATGTCAGCTAAACAAAAATCATATCGTGGCGCGTTTACAGATGCGGTCGTTTTCGACCCAACGCAAAAAACAGCGGTGAGCGTTCGCGACGGATTGCTCGAGTACAGCGGGGCAGAATTAGGCATGGAGCCATCTGACAGTACGTTTACTGTTTATCGTTCCCCAGCAACCATCGCTAATACAGCTATGAAAATGGCAGGGATCCCGATTACAGACGAACATGTAACGCTGGACGTTCCTGCTCCGAAAAGTTGTGGCACTGTTTCTAATGCTGAAATGGTTGACGCATCAGACCCGTCCACTAAAACCACAATAGCAATCAAAAATCATTTGTTATTGAGCGACGCCATGCAAGCGACGGTTGATGCAGGAAAGCGCGAGCTGTCGCTGGGATACATGGCCGATCTGGTGCCGCATGATGATTATGATTTTGAACAACTTGATATTGTGCCGCATCATTTAGCTGTAGTTGATCGAGGCCGATGCGGATCAATGTGCAGTTTTCTTGATAAAAAAACAGAAGGAGAGAATATGGAAAAACTACATGAAGCATTCTGCGATGATGCAGGTAAGCCGAATTTGCAGCAAATAATCGCCCTGGTGACGGCACTGCCTGAGGCGATCAAATCAGTCCCCGTCGATCAGCTCGCTAAACTTGTGCCGGTACTGAATAAAGTCCTCGAGTCCGCGGGCGCGGGATCAGTAACACCACAAGCCGACCCACAAGCCGACCCACAAGCCGACCCACAAGCCGACCCACAAGCCGACCCACAAGCTGACCCACAAGCGGGTACTCAGATAGGTGACTCACAGAGTGAAAAACTATTTTCCGACGCGGTCGCGAAACAGTCCAAAGAATTTGCGGACGCTGCTGTAAAAGCTCATGGCGCGGTGATCGAGAAGGCACGTCGATTTGTTGATTCCGATTATGATTTTACTGACAAAGATACGGCGACAATCATGCGCGATGCTCTAGCAACAGAAACGACTGACACGTTCACGGATGCCGAATTGCCAGTTGCATTTAAGATGTTGAAAAGCGCGGCAGCAAGTTACAAGAATTTTGCAGACGGCGACGTATCGTCTGCGATTGACAAACTAAAAGACCAGGAGATCTAAAATGACATTCCCAACAAAACTTTTAAACGATCCGCAGGTTATTGGCGCGGGTGAACGGCACGGAACGACGCTGGCCGTGCTGACGTCTGTGCTATTCGAGAATCTGCTCAATATTGGTCGATTTGCTCAGCTGGTTGCTGGCTCTATTAACAACATGGCAGGCAACCCAGCACCCGTTATTGCAGGTGTAGTGCTGCGAAACGTAGCTAGCCCCGTCGAATCTGGCGGAGTTGTTGATAATACAATTTTCTCGCAGGTTGAGTATATGCGAGCCGGTCTGGTGACCGTTGACGTTAAGCCGGGCGAGACGCCTGCACAGTTTGGGCCTGTTTACGCGTCAAACGCGGTTGGATCAGAAGGCATGGCAACAGCAACGAGCACGGACGTCGCAACAAATGCAGAATACATCGAAGAAATCAAGCCCAATGTGTGGCTCATTCGCCTGAAATAATAAGGAGCATAAAATGAAAATCGGTAACTTATATAACCTAGATAAATTCAAGCAGTTCATGGATTCCGGCAAGCGCGTTGGATTCACCGATGCGTATGCCGGCTCTGTGCTCGCACGTAATCTAACTGCTGTTGACCCACAGATTTTTGAAAAGAAATATCCGGAGCTGTCGTTTGTTAATAGCGGAATTGTAGCAGACAATACCGGCGGGTATGCTGCTGTCATTCAGTCGCTCAGAAAGCAGGAGCTGGGTGAATTTACGACCGCAGGCGATGTGTCAGGAAACAAGGGCAAGATCTCGATGATGGGCGAAGACTCTCATATTAAAGTCGTTGAGCGAGAGGCTCATTCAATCTGGTCCGACACAGAAGTTAAGCAGGCCGAGCTGCAGCATATTAATCTGGTGTCTGATTATGTCACAGCTCACAATCGACTGTATTTGCGCGAAGTTGACCAGATCGGCTATCTCGGTTTCCCCGGCATTGCTGGTTCGACTGGTTTGCTGAATCATCCTGGATTCGCATCATCGGTTGCCACCGGTGCCGTCGGCACACTGACATCGCTGCAAATGTATAATGATGTTGCTGGATTGGTTATCGCGCAGCATAACGCAGTAAACAATACGCCCGAATACATGGCTGTACGCGTAGACATGCCCATTCACGTGCTCAACACGCTGAATGTAACTATTCTGAGCACAACGAACGGATCAGCTAGCGTGCTCAACGCGTTGAGAGCAAATTTTCCGGGCGTTGAGTTCCGTGGCACTTTCCGCGCGGACAATGCGGGCGGAACTGGCGTGTCTCATACTGTTGCATATGCAATAAACAGCGAGGCCATGAAAATGCGGCTGCCGACTCCGCTCGAAATCGGGATGATCATCCAAATGGGGTCGTTTGACTATCGGATTGACAGTAAATACAGGATTGCCGGATTAGACGTGCTGGACGATACGTCAGGTTATATTCTGACAGGTTTATAATTCACGAGGCGCGGCAATACGTGATTGCCGCGCCTGATCAACTCACGATATAGGAGTATGGAATGAACGACGAAGAAGTAATTGACGACGTGAAGGAAAATAATAATCGGGTGCAAGACCGGTTGACAAATGTTTCCAAAAACATTCGCGTGATAAATCATATCACAGTAGGAGTTGGAGACACCTACAAACTTTTAGCAAAAGACAAAAAGGACAAAATGCTAATGCAGAAAATTGACCGCGCGGTTGAGCTTGGCGTGTTGAAACGCGGTTAATCAGTGTCTTTAATTACAGACTTCAAGGCTCGGTTTCCTGCATTTGCTACGGCTGATGTGGACATTTATCTTCCAATTATTGAGACAGTGTGTGCGTCTTATTACAATAAGAGCTACGCACTCAATAAAGAAGCTGTATTAAATCTTGTCGCGCATTTGTTGGTGTTGGAAATCGAGTCGAGCAGCTCATCAGTGCAAAACGCACAAAGCAAATCAGTTGGCAGCGTGTCCGAGAGCTATTCGCAATCGACGAGGACTGGCGCGCTGGCTGACTTTTTCAGTTCGACGAAATACGGGCAAAAGTTTTTACTTTTGACTGCTAATCAATTCGGCTCGGTTGCTGTATGATCCCGAAAGATTTCCTTGCCTACACTGAAAAGATGGCTGCCAAGTTGTATAAACTGTCCCGGGCATCAGTGGACGTTGGTCTACCTAACGACAAAGTCGGCGGAGAAGTTTACGGCGATGGCATGACAGTGATTCAGGTCGGCGCACAGAATGAGTTCGGGCATGGTCGTGTTCCTCAGCGTTCTTTTTTGCGCGTGCCGTTTATTGTCAAACGAGATGAGATTAACAAGGCGATATCAAAACAGTTTGAATCTGTGGTTAATGGTCAAAAGCCATCAGTTGCACTCGGTCGAATTGGCGTGATTGCGACGAATTACAGCAAAGGCGCGTTTACTACGATGGGGTATGGTCAATGGCAAGATATCGCGGAGAGCACTAAAAAGGCTAAAGGATCGTCGCAAGTCTTAATAGACACAGGGTTGTTGCGCAGCTCAATAACATGGGCAGTACGCAATGCTTCCTAACGTTGCTAACGTATTGGCATCATGGACCAAGCCCATCATCGTCAAGACTGTAACCAAAAGCACGGTCAACTTTATCGAATCAGATACGGTGACACCACGCACAGTTGAAGCGGTAGTTCAGCCAGCGCAGAAAGAGCATTTGAGCGCACTCAATATCGACTTTTCACTTCGGTATATTCTTGTTCATGCAAGCGTTCCATTGTTTATTGGCGAGTTTGTGGAAGTGAATGGCGAGGATTACAAGATAATTGACGATGGTGACTATCAGTCGTTTGGATTTACAGAAGCTATCGCAGAGCAGACAAAAAGGACGCTGATATGAATACAGCTGTGACGCGCACAGCTCTGGTTATTCGCGACCTGCTCTCGTATGACGATCAGCTGATCCGGATCGGTCGTCAAAATTTTGTGCGCGAGCAATTTGAGACGGGTTATATAGTTGTTGATAATATTGGCCCAATGCTACGCTCAGCATCGGGCAACCATTTCGACGGAATCGCAGAAACGATGACGTATGACATGTTACTGAGCGGACGAGTAACAGTCGATTTTTACGGTAAAAACGCGTATGCAACTGCGACAAAGCTTGCTATTTTGCTGAATTCGCAGGCTGCTTTAGAGCTGAAAGATTTGCATGCCGTAGCGTTATATCAGTCGACGGGGTTGACAGACGTCAAGGCCTTGACCGGGCAGCAATACGGCGAGCGTGTTCAAATTGAATTGACCGCGTACATATCGGCGTCAGAGACTGTCAATAATTTGCGGATAGATACAGCACAGATTGAAATCAGGACAGAGGATGGAATACAATATGCAAACTAATATAAATAACGTAATCAATGTGGCTCTACTGCCTGCGGGTCTGCTCGCTGCGCGCGATAACATGAACGTATGTGCAGTGTTGACGAGTAACAAAACCGGGCCTATCGACTCAGCTAACCGATATGCTTTATTTAGCGACATTGGGTCAGTTGCGTCAGCGTTCGGCACATCGTCTGACATGTACGCTCACGCAGCCGCTTTTTTTGGAACGCAGCCGAACCCTGTCAATGCAGGGGGTGTTTTTGTGGCGGGATATTGGCGCGGCACGTCTGAAACAGTTGCTGCATCTCATGCTGTATTGAAAGGCGCGCAACTATCATCAGCAACAGTCGTCAGTCAGTTGCAGTCTATATCAGACGGTTCGCTGAATATCGATGTGGACGGAACGACAGTCAGCGTTGCCGCCATGGATTTGCGTTCCGTGACAAGTCTCGCGGAGGTTGCGGCATTGCTGGACAGTGAGGTATCAGGCATCACCGGCACGGCGGTTACTGTATCTGTGGACAATGAGATTTTGGTAACGAGCGCGGCAACCGGCGCGCTGAGCACGATTACAGTAGCGAGTCCAGGAGCGGGTGGAACGTTTATCGGCACTATTTTGGGACTGTCTGCTGGATCCGGCGCTGCGGCTGTACAGGGTGCTGCATCGGTTGTATTACCCGTCGAGACTAAAGTGTCGGCGATCACAGAGCTGAAGGCGCTGGTTAACATCAAGGGTGCTGTGTTCATCGACAACCCTACTGATATCGAGTCGAAAGATTTGGCCGCATGGGCGCAAGCGAATAATGTTCTAATGTATGACGTGTTCAGCGCAGCATCAGACCTTACCGTTGACCCTACAAGCGTAGTATGGGATATTAAACTATCAAGCCTTACTAACTATCGCATGTTATTCAGTCACGCTGGCAATCGTTTGTTTGCTACTGCATACATGGCCCGCGCTCATACTGTGAATTTTAATGCCGAAAACTCGGCTTTGACTTTGCAACTTAAATCACTTCCGATCATGTCAGAATCATACACGCAAACAGAGATCGCAAACGCTAAAACAGTCGGCCTTGACCTTTACACGTCAATAAAGAATACGCCCGTAATTTTGACTAGCGGGGCTAATGACTTTCAGGACAATCGATACAACCTGATCGCGTTTATTGATGCGGTTCAAACGGATATGTATAACTTGTTGAAATCAACGTCAACGAAAATTCCGCAAACACAACGCGGCGTGAATCAGTTGTTAGATCAGGGCGATAAGACTACGCGCGGATTTGTCCGCGCGGGGGTATTTGCCCCGGGGACCTGGTCGAGTCCTGACTATTTCGGTGATCGCGACACGTTCGAGCGCAATATACTGGCGAACGGCTTCTATTGGCTTGCAGGCAAATTAGCAGACCAGCCACAGGCTGACCGGCAGGCCCGCAAATCGCCGGTATTGCAAGCGGCAGTGAAAAACGCTGGCGCCATTCATTCAGTTGATATCATAATCAACTTTAATATCTGAGGAGTATAAATTATGTCAGTAATTACAATGCAAGCAGATAGCACCTCGGTAGTTTTAAACGGGGTTGCTATCACAGATTTTGGAGTCGGTGATATTGTAGAGCTTAACCCAGTCAATCCATTATCTAGTCAGGTCAATGCGGCGAATGGTAGTGTAAATATCAATGTGAGGTCTGATGCGACAGTCTGTGACCTGGTACTACGAGTGCAGAAGCAGAGCGGGTCGGATATTTTCTTAAACAGTGCAAAAAATCAGGGTAATATCACTGTGTTTAATGGTTCAGTAAAAGAGGATTTTACGCGCGATGGAAAACCGGCCGCCGAGTCATATACGCTGGAGAACGGATCCATTACTACACAGCCGGCTAACGTGAAAAACAACACAGACGGAAACGCGATGATGGAATATACGATAAGATTCCGCAACGCGTTCAGGAATATCTGATGCAGAGCCAAGAAGAACAAGCAAAGGAAATGATACAAAAGATTTATTCGGACGGTGTCGCAGAGATAAACGGGCGTGAATATAAGTTCACGGCCATGACTCACAAGAAGCGCCGCAAAGTATTCGCTTTTTATACCGGCATTGCTGCACAGATACACAATAACGACTTTGCATTTCTTGACTCGGCTGAGTTTGAACCAGTTGAATCGGTTGTGAATGATTCAGTTACGTTCAATGATTCGCTGTTGTCAAGGTTGGGCGATGCTCATTGGGAAGAACATCCGGATGACTATTTGTCATTTATTGGCGTTTCGTTGGCTGTGATTAGCTACCCTTTTTTGGCAGGTCGCGATACCGACTGAGCGTTAATGTTCGACGTGAGTGTGACAATCTGGTCACATGCACAAATGTTAGCGATGAGGACGCGACCATATTCCAACTGGCGAAAAAGGGGTATGGTTCGATTGATGAAATTGAAAAGTGGGATAGCGATAGGTTCCTTGATGTTGTTGAGTTTGAAAGCATACAAGCTGATTTAGAAGCGTATCATTACCAAAAATCTTCGGAGGCTTAGATGGGTCAAGTCGTAAACAATCTTGTGACTAAGTTCAGCTTTTCCGGATCGACAAAACCGTTGTCTGATTATAACGCCACACTGGGTAGCTCGATAAAGCTCCTCGGAGGAATGCTAGTCGGTATGAATGCAGCGGCTGCGGCATTCACGTTTTGGGCTGATGGCGTGCTGAAGGGCACAGATTCACTCGGCGCATTAAGCACTCAAACAGGAGTGAGCGTCAAAGCTATCCAAGAGCTGTCTTATGCTGCTACGCAGTCCCAAAGCACAACAGCTGCGATGGAAAACAGTCTTAAGGGGCTGTCGTCCGCAATCGGTCGGGCAGCACAAGATGGTAGCGACGATTTTTCGCGGCTCGGAATATCTGTGCGTGATGCAAACGGGCACGTAAAGTCTGCCGACAGAATTCTACTGGAAGTCGGCAGGCGGTTCAAAGCGCTGCACCTGAGCATGGCGGAGCAGGAGCATTTCGCGTCGGCGTTAGGCATAGACTCGAGTCTGTTGCAGCTGCTTAATAAGACAGGTTCAGCGATTGACGGTCTCAGAGACAAAGCAAAAAAACTCGGCATATTAACTAAAAAGCAGATCGTTTTAGCCACCGACTACACGAAATCAGTAAACTCTATGCGATTCAGCCTTGATTCGTTTCGGCAGCTCATCGCTGTAGGCGCAGCGCCAGATATGCGCCGCATGTCTGACGCGTTTACCGATCTGCTGGTCGCAAACAAAGGATGGATAATCGGTGGCGTCAAGTTTGCGATAAAATGGGTAAGCATACTTATTCAGTCACTCAGACGAATGCTTCCTGCAATTGCGGCAATATCAGTTGCTATGATCGGTCTGAAGATCGCGACATTAGGATGGGCTGGCGCTCTTGTTATGATTCGGAAAACTGCGGTCGTTGGGGCATTAGTAGCTCTGTATTTAGTTGTCGATGATTTGATAACGGCCTTTAAGGGCGGCAAGTCGGTCATCGCAGGTTTTTATCACGCCATGACCGGGCGCAGTATCGTCAATGACGCGACTGCGGGATTCAAGGTCATGAAGGACGTTGTAATGGTTCTATTTCATAGCTTGGAAAAAGTGTGGGCTATGCTCGGAAAAATAGGCGGATGGATGATTTCCGGCGGCCAGAAATTAGCAGGAATGTTTCATTTCGGCGCTGCTGATTTGACGTCTGATGTATCTCCATCTGCTGTATCTCAGACGTTGACGTCTGCCGTCCCGCAGACGTTAATGACGTATCATGCGCCCAACGGCTCACACTCACAAACGACTGACAACAGGCAAGTCGTTCAGAACAACACTATCACGATAAAAACAAACGACCCTGAGGGAACAGGGCGGGCTGTTGACAGCGCCTTAAATCATCAGCTAGACAACGCTAACATTCAGCTCTCAGCGGGGGGTCGATGATGGGACTCGTCTCTGATTTCCTGAGCTCCAAGATATCTGATGTACCGAAGTCGGAGATCGGAATTGGAGGCTTCACCGCTTTCGTGCGGGTCAATGACTCAACTCATTTCGAGTCTGAAATACCAGCAACGCCACTCGAGGACGGCAGTGTTGTAAATGATCATATCATACTGAAACCGCTGAGAATTTCAATCGAAGGTGACGTCAGCGACGTACACGTACGAGCGTCGCCGTTGATTCGGCAACTGCAGACAAAGTCGGCAGAGATTGGGAATTTTACAAGCCTGTTTGCACCAGCTGCGACTCAAAGCCAGCTATCGAAAGTTGCTGAATACGCAAATACGGCACTCGACGCAGTGCACGCTCTGGATAACATGATCGGGAAAGGGCGCCAACTGCTCGACATGTTCGGGAATCACGATGCGAGGAAAAGCAACCAAAACAAGTTTGTCGATTATATGGAGGCAGCACATCTAGGCCGTCAGTTGATAGATATTGACATGCCGTATCGACAACGGACAAATATGCGGATCACATCGTTCACGTTATCGACAGACAACCAGGATAACTCGACGTCGTTTACAATCGAAGCCGAAAAGATGCAATTTGCAGAGCTGATCTATGCTAATGTTGCTGCTAAAAAACCATCGGCGGGGACGGGTGGTCAGCTTGAGACGAAAAAAGATAAAGGCGCTCAACACGGAAAAAAAGTCCCGGCGTCATTAGCATCACAAATCATGAGCTCGTGGTAGGAAAATGATACAAATTGAGAATATAACGAATGAGGCTCACCAGCGGCATATCATTATGTTTCACGAGTCAGAAGTAATCCTTACGCTGAGATTTTATCCGACTGTACGGATGTGGTGTTTTGATGTTGAGTATAAAGGCAAGATCGTAAACGGCATAAAATTAAGTGCCGGCGTGTTGCATATTCGGTCAAGAAATCTGCCCTTCGATTTTTACGTATCGAGCGATGTGATAGACCCATTCAATCTGAACGACTTTAAGACCGGCAGATGCAAGTTATTTATGCTTGAGACATCGGACATGGAGGTTATACGTGCAGCGCCTGTCCCGATTTAATAGAGACTACAAACTAACGATACAGGTTAGCAATGCTCAAAAAGTTGAGGTTGTGCCACCCTTGCGCGTGTCATTTTCTGCGAGTAAATCCATTATGGGCGGATTAAATAAGCTGACAATCAAAATCTATAATCTAAAGCAGTCGAGCAGATTGGCTATTGCTAAAGACGCGCAGAACCAAAACAAACGTGTACCGGTATCGTTCAGCGTTGGATATGACGGTCAGCTAAAGTTGTTATTCACCGGCACAATACATCGCGGCGAGAACACCCGGGAGGGCGCGGATCTGGTGAGTCAAATTGAGTGCATAGATGGGCTATTCGACCATTTGAACAGTTTCACAAGTCGGACGGTAAAAGGTAAGAACATCGCGTTAGATGCCATATTGTCAGATATGCCCAACACAACAAAAGGAAAATTTACTCACCAGCCCCCCCTAATTCGTCCGCGTGTGTTGGTCGGCGCCAGCACGAATCTGATTAGCGATTTAATGAATGAAGGGGAAACTTGGTATATTGACGATGGCAAACTTTACATTATCAAAAAACACGAGGTGACGAGCAGCTTTATCCCGGTTGTTTCGGCTGAAACTGGACTCGTCAATACACCAGCGAGACAAATGTCGCAGCTCACATTTGATACGCTGCTAAATCCAGCACTGCGGATTGGAGGACTATGTGAAGTGAATAGTCATTTATCTCCGCGATATAATGGAGTTTACAAAATCGAGACGGCAGTATATAACGGTGACAATTATGGCGCGGACTGGAAGCAATCTATGACTGCCATGTTGGCGCAAAATTATAAGGTGATTTGATGAAAACTAAACAGCTACTCGACACATTAATGATCGCTATTGATTCGGCGCTAGCTAATTTGCACACTGCGACTATCGCTAAAGTGACCCGGGTTAATGCGTCAACTATCGACTGTAAGCCGGTGACCAGCCGACTGGTGAATGGTGCAAAGATTGATTTGCCTGAGTTCGTGGAAGTGCCAGTATTGTTCATGCAGGGCGGCGGAAGTCATACAGCGTATCCTATTGCGGTGGGCGATTATTGCTTACTAATATTCACTGAGCGCGCATTTGACAAATGGTACGCAGGACAAGATAACAAAACCCCGATTGAGTTGAGGATGCATGATTATAGTGATGGTATTGCTATCGTCGGCGTAAATCCGTTGGCATCGGCAATAAACATACCGACGGTCGTAGAGCGAAAAGGGAATACTCACCAAACCGGGGCCATGCAGATTGACGGGAACATAACACATACAGGCACAACAAATCATACAGGTGATGTTACAATCACAGGGAATCTAGTCATTAACGGGATTTCATTCGGCACACATGTGCATGGTGGCGTACAGCCGGGTGGCGGATTAACAGGCACAGCGCAATGATAGTATCGCGAATTGATAAAAACGGCGACTGGACTTTCGGAAACGGGCACGCAAATTACGCGACTAAGTCCGAAGCAATCGGTCAAAGCGTTGTTACTAGGTTACGTTCTTTCACTGATGATTGGTTTGCAGATATCGGGCATGGTATACCGTGGATAAAATTACTCGGAACGAGAGGAACAGAACAGCAAATTCTGGCTGAAATTGAAAAAACGATTTTGAACACGACTGGAGTACGCTCAATCGAATTATTGCGATTAAATTCTGTCGATTCTAATCGCGTAGCGAGCATTGACGCGATAGTTATTGATATTTATGATCAACGAATTGAACAAAAAGTGAGCGTGAGAATATGAGCTTTACATTAACGCCAAACGGCTTAACAATTCAGACATATCAGGAAATCTATGACGAACTGGTGGCAGGTTATCGGTCTGCATACGGATCTGATATTAACACAGCTCCGGACAGTCCGGACGGACAGAGAATCGGGATCGAAGCAAAAGCGCGACTTGACGTCCAGACGTACGCATTGAACCTTTATAATCAGCTAGACCCTGATTTTTCTACGGGCGAAGGTCTTAATAAGATAATCAAGCTCGCGGGTATTTCGCGCGGCGTGCCTACGCGCTCGCAAGTTGATGTTAACATTGCGACCGATAGAACTGTACGGATACCGATTGGCTACACTGTGTCTGACAGTCTCGGTCAAAAATGGGTTACTGATAGCGTTTCGACGCTCTTAGCAGGCACAACGTCGATCACGTTATTCGCGCAAAATTTTGGTAATGTATCAGCAGATGCATCAACGGTAACTATTCAAGATACGATCATCATTGGCGTTGTATCAGTTACCAATCCACTCGCCGCGATTGCTGGTAAAGATGAAGAGACTGACGAAGCCTTAAGAATTCGACGCAATAAGTCGCTATCTTCACGCGCACTAACAACAGTGGGCGGATTGTATACAGCATTAGCGAATCAGATTGGCGTGACAGATTTGCAGGTTTACGAGAATAATACCGATGCATTTGATGCAACATTATCTATGAACCCTCATTCAATTTGGTGCGTGGTTGAGGGTGGTGATGTTGCAGACATCATTCGGACGATTGCGAAGAATCGAACAGCAGGCGTGAGCGTAAAAGGCGCGGTCACAGGCACTTACACAGAAACATTGACAAAGCCAGACCTGACAACATTCAGCTATCTACATAACATGGCATTTGATAGACCCGTATCAGTGCCGATTTATGTCACGTTGACTGTGCAGCCTATCGGCGGCGCTGTTGTTGATATTGTTGGCATTAAGAACGCGCTTGCAGCGAAATCATACAGCATTAGCGAGATAGCACGCGCAAGCAATCTTTATGCTACGGTCTATGGCGTTGGTAATAACTTCACAGCTACATTGCTGTCGATCAGTAACGACAATCTAACATTTGTAACTGATATTATAGCGCCCGGCCCCGGTGAAGTATTCATAATTTCTCCGGCTAATATAACTGTGACTGAAATCCCATGAGTGCCATCACTAACGCATATTCGGGATTATTGATCAAACAATATTGGCGGCTGCCGCGGTCGAGTGCTGAGATCGAAATGAAGTCGGCGATGTGGGAAACCATTATTGATGGACTTAGGTCAATCGGTAACGCGTTCGACATCGACGCATCATCCGGCGATCGGCTTGACATTATCGGTCGCATCGTCGGCATGCCTCGTCGTCTCCCGTCCATCATTGCGAAAGTTGCGTTTGGATTTGCTGACAATCCGAACGACAAGGGATTCGCTGACAAATTTAATACATTAGATTTCAGCGCGCCGTTTCAAGATAAGTTCGAGCCGACGCGAACCGATTTAGAACTAGACGACACAGCTTATCGTTTTTTTATCAAGGTTAAGGTCGCATATAACAATGGATCAGCGTATATGGTTTCTGATAGTGAAATATCTATTCAGGAAGTGATATCAACTATTTTCAAGGGAGAGGCGTATGTAGTCGATGCGTTCACAATGGCGTTGAGTCTCTATGTGAGTCCTGCATATAGCAGCGAGTTGCTGTTAGCTGTTCAGCGTTTGGGGCTACTTCCGAGGCCACAGGGCGTACGATTCGACCGTATCATACAAGCGATGCCGGGTGGAACGTTAGGTTTTTCTGACAGCCCCAGCGCTCGAGGTTTTTCAGACAAGTTTGACCCACAAGCAACAGGTGGTATATTCGCAAGCAAGGTGATTTGATATGGCAAAGATTTTACGATATACGGGCGACCTAAAGGCGTTCGGCTCAGCTGCTCAAACGAATGAGCGGACAGTTTTTGGCGGCATAACGCAGAACGACACTCTCGACGCAAACATCGGCGCAAGTTTTTTGCGCGGATGGGGTATTGTCTCGGTCAACGGAAATCCGACAAAACAGGATTTTAATGCAGTCGCGTACACTGCGACGCAACTGATTGCATACATCCATCAGATGGGCGTGCCCGAGTGGGACTCTGCTCAGGAATACCCCGCCGATGCTGTGACTAACAGAAACGGCGGCGTATACATAGCGATCACAGCAAATACAGCAACAGACCCCGCGTCAAACGCCGCAGTCTGGAATAGACTGCTAGATTCAAGCTCACCGATTCTCCGCACGCAAATGCCGGCAGGATTGCAGCGTGTATCAACTCATTTGCCGAATGATTACGCGCTACAAACTTGGAGCGATGCGCTCGAAGACGGCAAGTACGATGTTTCCCTAGCAGCGGCACAGAACGGCTTGCCCGTAGGCTGGTGGTTTATTGACGTGCAGCGGCACTCTGCTGACATATCAAGCAATCAATGGCGCGTGATAACAGCGCGCAGTTTTGGTTCGGGCAACACAGCAAATCAAATGTACATGAGTACAGATTCTAGTGGTGTTTGGACTCCGTTCGAGCGCATCACCAAAGACGCGGATTTCGCTGCTTCACTAGGTGCAAACGGTTATCAGAAATTGCCGAGTGGTTTGATTATGCAGTGGGGAGGTGATGTAGCCGTGGCTACTGGTGCTACAGTAAGTGTTACATTCCCTGTAGCATTTCCAAATGCTTGTTTAAATGCGCAGGTAACTGAGAGCCTGATCGGGAGTCTATATTCTGCATCGGCACCGCCTACGAGTTATCACAAAAATTATTTTGCAATACATAACGCAGATACTACGAATAGACAATATCGATGGATGGCAATAGGACATTAAAATGAAATACGCAACTTTAGACAATAACAACCAACCTACTGCTTTTTACAGTGACGAAACTCATGGCGCACGCCTCATTCCAGACCCCGCATTTGTAGCGCCGAAAAATGCGCCTATGAAGCAAGCCCCAATGGTGCCGAATCCTACTACGAAAATACCAGCGGCCGCGGTGATGATACCGGATGCGATCTGGCAGCGTGCTATCGACGGGACAAAGCAGGTCTATGACCAGACAACTAAAACATGGTCTGATTATGTGCCAACAAAGAGCGAGACATTGGCGGCAGCGAGAGCTACAAAATTGGCTGCAATTATTGCGTCGTATGCCAAGTCATCGAATTCAAATATCACAGTATCACTATTAAAAGCCGATTTTCAAGCCGATGCATCATCACGCATGAAAATTGACGCATGCATAAATCGACTGAACAACGGGTGGAAGCCGCCGGTAGGTGCTGATGTTTGGCTTGATACTGTGAATGGCACACACCAGATCACGCTGGCCAACATGAACGCTATTGCTGACACTATTGCAACTCGAGAGGCCGACTTGTTTGCGCGATTACAAACAGCCAAAACCGGCATAGCAGCGGCCAAGACAGTCAAGACAATCAACGCGGTTACGATCTGATGATGAGAACAGAGGCATCCAAATGAGCAGTTTCACTACACCACTAATCGTCAAAATTCACGTCAAGAATCCTCGTGAGCGGGAGATATATGCACCGTTCACATACATTACGAATGCAAGCCAGGCTATCACTGTGCCCGTAGGGTTCCGGACTGACTTTGCATCTGTGCCATCGGTACTATGGGCTATCCTTCCACCCCTCGACCACTATGGTAAAGCTGCTGTGATCCATGATTATCTATATCGTACACCTGATCTTGGATGGACTAAAGCACAGGCTGACTCAATATTGAAAGAGGCGTGCGAGTGTTTGACGGTTAAGCAGTGGAAGGTTGATGCACTATATTACGCAGTGAAATATTTCGGATTCCATGCGTGGAACAAGCAAAGGAAAGTGAAATGACAGACTACACAGGTGATGAGCGCATGGAAAATAATTGGCATCTTGATAAGCGTGTACCTATTGCAACGATAGCATCTGTACTTATTGCCGTGGTTAGTTTCACCACATGGATGAATAGTATCACGCGTGAAGTCGACCTGCATTGGCAGGCATTCGAGCAACACGTGCAAAGCGAAGGCAATCGCTATTCACAAAGTGAAACACAGAATTATCGCGTGCTTACTGAACTGAAAGAAATGCGTAAGGACATAACATCTATCAAAGTTGCATTGGCTGCATCAGAATCACAACATGGGGGGCAATGATGATTACGATACAAATTACGACACAGAAACTCGTATTACCCGACGGATCCAATGCCACGGGAGTCATCCAGTTATCGCCTCATTTACCTTTTGCGTATGACGAGGGCACAGTCCGAACGCACGTCAGTAAATCCACGACCACGATCAATGTGGAAAATGGCATCATCACAGACGGCGCAGGCACTCCGGCAACGGTAAGCATCGCCCCGATTACTGGCGCAGGCAACGACGTAGCCAACAATTATTACGACGCAGTGTGGGTTATGAACGGCGCATCAATGCTCGCACAGAAATGGTCGATCAGTACAACAACGCCGATTGAACTATTGGATATACCGCTTGTGTCCATGCCGAGTCTACCAATCCTGACTGTCGGCACGTCCGGCGCAGTCACAATGAACTGGCGCGGTGCATGGTTATCTACGACTACATATGCGCTGGACGAAACCATCAGCTCAGGTGGTCGCTCGTGGATCAGCCTGAAAGCTGGCAACCTCAACCACCAGCCGCCGACGACAGCAGCAAGTGATTCATGGTGGGGATTGGTTGCAGATAAAGGTATTGACGGTACCAATGGTCAGCCAATAGACCACACGTCGAGAACGGCAGGAAATGGGGCGTCTGGTACATTGGACACTTATACAGTATGGGGTGATGCCGGAGCGACAATCAACCTCGGCACGTTCACTGTTTACAACGGTGCAAACGGAACCGGCGCGGGCGATATGACTATTGCAGTCTACGACCCGACTGTAAAATCAGCCGATGCATTCGCTATGGACAACATGGCCGAAGGGGCTCTGACCAAGATTCTAACCGCTAATGAGCGAACAGACATTGCCAATAACAAAATACATGCCGCAAGCGCACATGCTCCCGCAAACGCGGACTACACAGAAACGGCATTGAGTGGTGCCGCTGCAAAAATTACGCCCGTTGATGCAGACACCATCGGTCTCACTGACTCAGCCGCCGCGAATGTGCTCAAGAAACTGTCATGGGCAAATCTGAAGGCTACGCTGAAAACCTACATGGACACCCTATATTCTGTGTTGGGACATACGCACGTCGTCGCTGATGTTACAGATGCCGGAACCGTAGCTGCCAAGAATATTCCCGCCACTGGTGACGCTGCCGCTGGTGAAGTTGTTATCGGTACAGATTCACGCCTGACTGATGCCAGGACGCCCACAGCACATAACCACGTTGCATCAGACACAACGGACTTCCAGACTGCCGTGTCTGCAAATACAGCCGTGTCTGCAAATACTGCGAAAGTCGGCATCACCGCTGCACAGGCTGCTGATATTGTTGCCAATAACGCGAAAGTGTCAGACATAAATCATGTGACCGCATTATTGCCAAATGTTAATAACACTGCTGATACAGCCAAGCCAGTATCAATAGCACAACAGGCAGCGTTGGACTTAAAAGCCGCACTGGCAGCCGCTCAAGCATGGACAGCCGGACAACACGTCGATCCAGTAGCGATAACAAGCGCAGCAGGTTCACTCCAGTTCGCAGCATCATCGTCAAACAATTTCACTCACGTCATGACGGAAAATACGACCCTGCAACTGCCAACGGACATTGCAACGAAGGTCGGACAAACAGGGCATATCATCATCACCCAAGATGCAGCGACTGCTTTTACCTTGAGCAAAGTAGCAGGCATCATTTATGACGGAACATTCCCCGGCATGACAACGACATTGAGCGGTGTAGTGGAACTAAATTATGATATTATCTCAACAACACAAATGAGAATCCATATCAGTGGGGTGTTAGCATGAATCTAGCTTTAGTCGAAGGGGCACAAATCACACCGCTATTGTATGCGCAGCCATTTACGTCTCGTGGCATCAATCATCCGGCCAACGCCTTGATATTGTGGACGCCAGCGCAGCTTAAAAAGGTTGGCGTATATCCATTGGTGAAAGCCGCTCCGCTGCATCCATATTATGTGGCAGGCACGCCAACATATGCTCTCGTGCGTGGTGCTGTCATCGAATCACGTATTGACACACCCATGCCTTTGGCTGATGTGAAAACACAGAAGCAAATGGAAATTGACATGGAGTTTGAAACTTCCATAGCACAGATGACGGCAGGCTATCTGCCCGCTGAACGTGAATCTTGGACGATACAAGAAGCAGAAGCACAAGGCTACCCGGCCAATCCGACGCCAATGCTGGAAGGATTGGCCGCAGCAAGAGGCATCACTGTTGCTACGATTGTGACACGCGTGTTGGCAAACGCAGCCGCTTTCAAAACGGCAGCAGCAAAGATTATTGGACACAAACAGGCACGCTCTGATGCACTTGCAGCAGCAACCACTTTCACAGAGGCAATCAATGTTTAGTAATTCGATGATGATGTCGAGTCAGGCTGCTGCGCCCCCATATGGTTTTGATCCATCAGTATATTCTGGACTGATTGCAAATTGGGACGCGTCTGTTCTTACAGGTTACTCAGATGGCTCGTTTGTCCCAACATTTACAGATCAATCTAGTAGTTTGAGGCATGGGACAGCCACAGTGGGACAACAAGCAGTATTCAAGACTTCAATTCAGAATGGTTTGTCTATATTGCGATTTGATGGAGTCGATGATTTTTATACTTTTACGAGGTCCAGCAATATCCGCACTGTTTACTGGGTGCTAAAAGAGAATGCTCTTGCTGGACGGGTGAGTGAATATAGACACCTGTTAGGAGATACTACGAATACACCTTACTTTCACCGCGACGGCACTGGCTATATGTGGTCTAGCAGATACGGTAATCCGGTTGTATATAACGGGGCAACGCAATTAAATGGCACATCAGTAAATGGTCAACTGACATACCCTCCATTCGGGGCGTTCGGCGTTGTCTCACTCGTTACTACAGGCAACGCCACGTCTGACAGTCTGAGAGATAGGACGTTTACAGCGCGAGTACCCTATGGAGACATTGGTCAGATATTGTTGTATAGCTCTGCTCATTCTTCTGCGGATGTGGCAGCAATTAACACTGCTCTGAAATCAAAATGGGGCATCGTATGACCCTCCAAACACTAAAAGACCTGCTCCAGCACACCATCACCCATGCCGAAGAGTCCGTGGCGGTGGCTGAACACAAAATCGAGGATGCCCGCACCTTTATGGTATCGGTTGTGAGCCGGTGAACCAACACGAGCGTGACATGGCCTTTATAGCCTTGTTGCAAGACCTGCATTCGATACGATCAGAAGTAAATAGGCTAGAAAATATAGTGGTACAGCTACAAAAGGAGTATGAAGATGACGAAAGTTGAGGAAATGATTACACGACATGAAGGGATCAGGCACGTCATGTATAAGGATTCTCTGGGCGTAGCAACGATAGGTGTAGGGCATAACCTAAGCAAGCCAATTAGTGATGCCGCTATTGCTCAGATCGAAGCTGATGACATTGCTGATGCTAGGCATGACTGCTCTACGTTTGATTGGTTCGTTTATCTGGACAGTGTCAGACAAGCTGTGGTGATTGATATGGTATTCAATATGGGACTACATAGGTTCAAAGGATTCAAAAACACCATAGGCCATATTGCAGCCGGCCAGTACAACGCGGCAGCACTGGAAATGCTCGACTCTGTATGGGCTACACAGGTAGGCAAACGCGCTGATGAACTAGCAGTAATGATGCGTACTGGGGAGTGGCAGTAATGGGACTACTTGATTTCAACCTATCTGATGTTGGTGGGATACTAACCAGTGCAAGAGAAGCGATAACCTTGATTCGAAGCTATTGGTTTGATACAATAGGCAACCCTATCACATCAGGAGCTTGCTATGTTGGAAGTATTACAGGATTTAGGTACAAGAAATCAATCACCAAACAGTATGCATAAAGCAAGATTCTATCTGGTTAAATGTAGCCGGTGTAATCGTGAATGGGAGACTAGGCGTTCTATATGGAATAGAAGGAAGAATGGTTATTGTCAGCCTTGTTCAGTGTCTATTGCGAATACAATACATGGTGATTCTCACTCAAGATTATACTGCATTTGGAATAAAATGAAGGCCAGATGTTTTGATACTAAGCAATCAGGGTATGAAGCCTATGGTTCAATGGGCATATCTGTATGCAACCAATGGATGGACTATATTTTATTTAGGAAATGGGCGAAAGAAAACGGATACTCAAACAACCTTACCATCGATAGAATAAACAATATGCTCGGGTACTCTCCAGATAATTGCAGATGGGTTAGCAATTCAATTCAAGCAGCAAACAAAATAAAAAGTCACGGTATCATACCCTATATAGGTGTTATTAAAGGTAAAAGAACAGGAACTTTTGTGGCAAGAGTTTATTACGAAGGTAAGGTATACCTACGGAAAACTTTTGACAGTGTAGAAATTGCTGTGAATGAAAGAAATAGGGTTATTAAAGAAAATAAATTACCTCATAATATACAGGAGTACGCGCATGGGCTTGATTGATTTTAACCTCTCAGACATAGGAAGTTTAATTACCTCCGTTCGTGAAAGTTGGACTGGGGAGAAAATAAAAGACCCCGCAGCTATGGCAAAGATAAACTTGCAGCTTGAGGCTCTTGATAACGCTCTAACTACAGGCCAGCTCAAGATCAATGAAGCAGAAGCCAAGAGTACAAACTGGTTCGTTGCTGGTGGTAGGCCCTTCATCATGTGGGTGTGTGGATTCGCCCTGTTGTATGCAACGATACTGGAGCCGTTCGCAAGATTCGTTGCAAAGATAATGTACGGCTACACAGGAGCATTCCCTGTGATTGACACAAACCTCACCATGCAGATATTACTCGGGCTCTTAGGGCTTGGTGGCATGCGCAGCTTTGAGAAGCTCAAGGGCGTACACGGCGAGCATTAAAGAGTTAAACGCGAACAGCCACACAACAAACTCAGCAAAGGCAAAGATAGCGCAAGCAACAAATAGGATGGCTATATTCTTAGGATATATTTTCATCAGATGGTTCCTTCACTTCATCAAGCTTATGCCTCTTGTTAAACCTACGCTCCTCTCGTATGTCGAGAATTGTTAATACAATGCTGACGAACGATAGTGCAGTGACGATGTATAGTAGCCAGTTTGGTATTGTGATTGTGGTCATATCTACAGCTCAATAAACCAATCAACGTCGTCCCACGTAACATACTGAGAATTAGTATAATTATACATTCCATACCCTCGTTTGCTATGGATAAGGACGCTAGTGATAACGTCAACATTACGCCCAAACACGGGCTGCTTTATTCCTTTTTGGCGGACTATGGATACTTTATAATTGGACTTTCTTATCATGTTAGCTAGTTCATTCTGTGTTAGCTTGTGCCACCCAGATGAGTACTGCCGACTAACAAGAAACCCACCGTCAATAACGAATTGCCATTGTTCTTCGGTGTGGCCGAAATACTCTGGTTCAATTTCATAGGCAGATGGTTCCCACATCCAGTTAAAAACGCCCGTTGACCAAATACCTCCAGGTGAGCAACGCACCCGCTTACCAGCGGCTAAAGCATCCTTGAACTTCTTGTATGGATCAGGGGTAGGTAAGCGTAAAGCATCTAGTGCTCTTTCCAGTTCTTGTTTCGTAGCATCACAAACTAATCTCATTTAAGCCTCCTTCTTCGCGCAAACTCTGGGTGGTCTTCATTGTTGCATCCTTTCTTGATAGCCCATCGTGTAAAATCATTGCGTAATGCTATCAACCCACATTTACTACACACCTGCCACTGTATTCGTTTGCGCTTCTCAAAATGGTGTGCTTCAAACTTGTATGCCTCAGACATTATTTCACTATCCTAATCTTACTCACCACCCAAGCCACTCCTGCTACCGAATACCAGACTATACAGGCTATCCCTGTGCCGAGCATCAGGAGCGCGAAGTGGGCTGCCGGGTGTTTTACCATCAGAACGGGATACCTTCATCATCCTGCCCTGCCTGTGAAGCGAAGGGATCAACCTGTCTCTGTGCTTGTGCTTGCTGGTGTGGTGCAGACTGTTGCGGCTTGACGCCAAGCAATGCCACATCATCAACAATCAAATCAACAGACGTTTTCTCTGCGCCTTCTTTATTCGTGTACTGATTAACCTTCAACTCGCCGCTGACGGCTACCTGCTGGCCTTTAACAAGGTATTGAATCAAGCCACCCTCTGCACGCTTCCCGAACAGGGTGCAGCGAAGCCATGATGTATGTTTATTTTCTCCCCATCCTGATTCAACGGGGATTGAAAATGTGGCCACAGATGCCCCTGATTGAGTGCGCCTGATTTCGCAATCCCTGCCAAGGTTGCCGATTGCTGTCATGTTATTTTTTATATTCACTTCAAATCACCATTTCCTTTGTATTTACTTCTGTCTTGTTGTGATCTCGTTCGCTTGAATGTAAAGTCGATTAGCGGCGGCTGTAGCAAACTCCTTTTATCATATAATGGATTCGGAATCTTCACCGTGTCGCCAATCTCATGAATCGTCACTCTGTTACCGTTATTGTGTGTTATCGTATATGCCATTATTTCACCGCCTTTTTGTTTGCATCAATAGCAGCCCAATATCCAAGCCCGCGATTTGATTCAGATTGTTTAAGCCTACGCTGAATTGCTGTGCGTCGTTGTTCCTTGCTCATTGCTCGTAATGATATACTCATTGTTTAATCTCCTTTGAATTGTTGCCCATGCTTTCGCTATCGCCAAGGGCTGTGGCGTCTCAACACATGATTGGAAGGGAGGGTAACCAAGCATGTGGAAACTTATTAAACTGTTATCTGACGTTCAGACAAAGCCGATTCCCATGCTGCTTCTGCCACTCGCTCTGCATACTCTTCCATATCCTCGCCTGGCAGAGGTGTTATTGCTGACCCATCGTAAAACCACCATGCGCTGAAACCGTTTGTATTACTTCGTGGAAGCGGTGTTGCAACGCTGGCTGTCTTTTCCGCCTCTG